CCTAGCCCAGACATAGCAGAGCTTCTCGAAATGCAGAATGCTGAACCAGATGGACTAGAGTCGTTTGAGAGGACAATTGTGGGTGCGCTAGAGGCGATGGCAAACACTCTTGACATGAATATTGATAATCCAATTGGAAAAAATTTAGTACCAGTTCCAATTATAGATCCTACTGTCGTTATATCGACAGCAATGGATCAGATAGCAGCATCTATCGAGTCAATTATGGAAAATATTGAGGATGCTGTTGCTGATGCAAAGGATGAACTTGGTGAAGATCTTCAAAGCTTTTTAGATAGTCTTAGTGAGGTTTTTTCATTTGAAATGCCCGGTGTCACAGAAGTTATTGAAAAGCTAGTCATAGCAATGGCATATGCATCAGCCCTTAATATCGACGGACTCTTTGGTGTCTTTGGAATACCCACAATTTCAGAAATAATGGACTCGCTTAAGACAAAGATTAATGAGCTTATGGTAAAGATTACAACCCTTGACCTGGCTGAAGATGTTATTAGCTCGATAGTTGAAAAGCTTCAGAATCTATCGAGTACATTTACCGGTATCACACTTGAAAATATCACAAGTGCAGTTGTAGAGAAGATCACACAGCTTCTTGCACCGGTTGAGATATCAACTGTATTTCTTCCCCCATGGGTGTACGATTTACTAGAGACCACTGAGGATATGTTTAATATAGATCTCTCCTGGAGTGACTTCTTTAATCTCTCTCTCATGGATCCACCTCCGATAACACTTCAATTATACAATATTTTTATTGAAATAATGGGCTGGTTCAATTCTCTATTTCAGGATATCTCTGCCTTTTCCTTGTTCATGTTGGACCTCATTGCATCTCTCACACAGGGTGTTCCTGGGCTGGTAGAATTTTTAATGGAGACAGTTGTTGGATGGATTGCCGCAGCGCTAGGTTTGACATCGTCTGCGATCTTTAAGATAGCAGCCTCTATGGCATTAATAAATAGAACAGTTAGATATCTAGCAGTTTGTCTTGTTGGAAAGGTGATAGGGAAGGGATTAATTTTTGAGGCGGTTGCTGAAGAGCTTTTAGGTTAATAATGAAGATAGTAAAGCCTTAGGGGTCTGATTATTTAAATAAGCATATAATTAGTGGTAGGAGCAATCTAAGTTGGCAAGTAAAAGTTTTAAAAGTGTCGGAGATAAGATCTCTGACAGACAGTTTAATAGGGAGTTTGATCCTCTTCCGTTTGGAATCAAGACACCGCTAAGGTTTGGAACTGGCAGGTCTGGAATCTTTGACATGCACTATGGTCTCGGTGATCAGATACATGATAATCTAAGAAATCTACTGTTGACAAATCACGGAGAGCGGCTCGGTCACTATGAGTTCGGTGCAAATTTGAGAGCACTTACGACTGAGCGACTCTCAAATGATAGTTTTGACAATGAGGCAATGATAAGAATTAGAGACGCTGTTTCTCGCTGGATGCCGTTTATTAACTTGGATTCATTTGATTCATCATTTAAGTCTCCTCCAGATGTAGATTCTATTGCTGAGATTAACATAAGGATATTCTATAGTATTCCCAAGCTTAAGATAGTGAATAAGGGAATCGAGGTTATCTTACATTGTATAGGGTAGTGTAATGGCAGTAAAGACAAATCTAAAGAAAGATCAACTAAGATCTTATCTCAATAAAGATTTTAACAGTTTTAGGGCAGATCTCTTGCTATATGCAAAGACGTTCTTTCCAGATCATATTCAGGATTTTTCTGAAGCCAGTCTCGGAGGTCTTCTACTTGACATGACAGCGTATGTTGGAGATGTCATGAGTTACTATCTAGATCATCAATTTAATGAGCTTGACATCGAGACTGCAGTTGAAAGCAAGAATATTGAGAAGCTTCTACGATCAGCGGGTGTTAAGATATCTGGTGCATCTCCCGCCGTCGCTGACGTTGATTTTTACATCAGAGTTCCATCAGACTCATCTGACACAACTCTTCCTGTCCATAATTATCTGCCAAAGATCAATGAGGGAACAACACTTCAGTCTACAAACGGAATTACATTTACTCTCTATGCTGATCTTGACTTTGCAGCGAAGGACGAAGATGGAAATTATCTATTTCAGCAAATTACACCCTCTGGTGCAGGATCTACACCGTCAAGTTATATACTAAAGATGTCAGGAAGGTGTGTCTCAGGTGACGTAAGCACTGAAAGATTTTCAATACCAAATGTCTTTATACCATTTAGAAAGATAACGATACCAAGAAGTAATGTGACTGAGGTTGTATACGTGTTTGACAGCGAGGGAAATGAGTACCACGAGGTTGGATCTCTTGTTCAGAATATTGTCTACAAGAGAGTTTCAAATGTCAGCTCTGACTCGTATGAGGTACCAGAAAACTTAGAGCTACTACCGGCTCCATACAGGTATGTTGCTGAGACTAGTGTGGTTGATGACAGAACTACTATTTTATTTGGATCGGGTCGAGCAGATTCACTCGATGATGATATCATTCCAGATCCTAGCGAGCTATCATTGCCACTATACGGAAAGAAGTCAGTTAAGAGATTTTCAATTGATCCAAACAATCTTTTAGAAACACAGAGTCTTGGAATTTCACCTATTAATACGACAATAACTGTGAAATATAGAAGGGGCGGCGGGCTATCTCACAATGCATCTCCTGGTGAAATAAATGCAGTTAGCACTCTCTTAACCACCTTTAACTCTGCAGTTCCTCCCTCAAGAGTCTCATCGATAAGGGCATCAGTTGATGTTTTGAATCCACAGGCTGCTGCTGGAGGTGAGAATCCACTCCCACTTGAGGATTTAAAGCGTCTAATGGTGTCTGCTAGAAATACACAGTCTAGAATAGTGACAAGGGATGATTTACTATCACATGTGTACATGATGCCTTCAAACTTTGGTAGAGTATTTAGGGCCGGTGTAAGATCTAATCCAGACAATCCTCTCTCAACTAGACTTTATATCGTTAGCAGGACTAAAAGCGGGCTACTCACAACATCGCCTGATTCACTAAAAGATAATCTTTCTATATTTTTAAATCAGAATAGACTGATATCAGATGCAATTGACATTCTAGATTCACCAGTTGTCAATATAGGTGTTAAGTATAGCGTAGTAATTAATAATATAGCAAATAAGAATACTGTGCTCCAGACAATAAATTCTAAGATTAAGAATTACTTTGGTACAGCAAATTTTCAAATAGATCAGCCTATATTTCTTACTGAAATTCAAAATATTATCATCAATACAAGCGGAGTTATTTCATTTTCTGAATTTGGTGTAATAGCACTAAGCGGAGAGTCGTCAGGTAGAATCTATTCTGATGTTATTTTTGATGTTGATAATTCAACATTTAAGGGAATTTTAACACCACCAGACGGAGGTATCTTTGAAATGAGATACCCGACAGATGATATTATCGGTGTTGTGGAGTAGAGATGTATAGAATACTTACAGCTAGTAAAGATGCTTATATCACAAATAAGATCATCAATAATGACATAAGGGCAACAGATGCTAATACAGGTCAAGCTGGAACGCTTGATCTATTTAAGCTTTATGCTGAATCTACATCTGGATCAGATACCTCTCCCACTGAGCTTTCAAGAGTGTTGATAAAGTTTGATCTAGATCCACTTAGGTCGATCACAGGATCATTTTTAGACTATTCTCACTCCTCGTTTAAGTGCTTTTTAAAGCTAAAAGATGTCTACGGTGGCCAGACAACACCCTCTAATTTTAGATTATTAGTTGCTCCGCTATCTAAGTCATTTGATGAAGGTGTGGGAAGGGATATAATTTCATTTTCCGACCTTGACTCTTGCAATTTTGTCACGTCCTCTGTATCCGGTGAGACTCCAGCGACATGGACACTTACGGGATCAAATAAGGAGGGTGTTCTTGGAAGCGATGATCTTGACATCATTACAAGTGGCAATCTTCATGATGGTAACGGTGTTACCTTCTTATGGAAAGATCAGCTATTTGAAACCGGAGATGAAGATCTTAATATTGATATAACCACCATCGTATCCGGCGTCTTGGCTGGACAGATTCCAGATCACGGGTTGAGAATCTCATATTCAGGAACACAGGAGACAGATGAGAAGACTAGGTTTGTTAAGCGGTTCGGATCTAGACACGCAACTACTTTTGAAAATAGACCTAGCATAGTCATTCACTATAACGACAGGCAGGAGGATCATCACAAGAGCTTCTTCTTTAATCTCACGGGATCTATATTTTTAAATAACTTTCACAGAAGCCAGCCTGCCAATATGCTATCAGGATCAACTGCAACTGCCGTAAAGGGAGATAATTGTGTAGTTGTTCGTGTTGTATCTGGATCAAATTCTCAAGGAACCTATTTTTCAAAATCAATAACAGGATCTCAGCACAAGATAGGAGACAGTTATATAACTGGTGTATACTCTGCTACTTTTGCCATATCTGAATTTGCATCAGGGACATTGAGAGATGAGGTAATTAATGCAGCTTCAGCATCTTTTGATGTCTTCTGGGGCTCAACTGATTACACACTTGGATATCACACCGGTTCTCTTGTGATTAACAACGTCAGGAGAACAAGCTTTGATAACTCTCCAGATAAGCTATTTTTAAATGTGACAAATTTAAAGTCTAACTATAGATCATTTGAAAAGGTAAGATTGAGGGTATTTGTGGAAAATCTAGGAAAAGAGGTTGTCTTTAAAAAGGCACCGCTTGAGTCATCAAGTGAGATATTTACTCAGATGTACTATAGGGTGAGAGATGCATTTAATGGAAAAATTGTTGTTCCATTTGACAAGGCATACAAGTCGACACTTCTCTCAACTGACTCTGATGGAATGTTTTTTGACTTCTACATGGATACTCTGTCATCAGGTAGGGTATACATCTTTGACTTTCTAATAAAGGATTTCGGAGCTGATAGGGTCTTTACCAATGTGGGAAATAAATTTCGTGTGGATGAATAATGTCAAAAGAAGATCGTGTACTTGTTCAAAATAAGCCCAAGCTATTTAAACCTGCTACAATTAGAGGAATTAAAAAAGGGCCGGGAAGAACCAGAGAGACAAGTCTCTCAGATCTAAAAGATACAAACATAGAGAGTACGTCGTCATTTAGGTATGATCAGCCTGGTGATGGAATAAAGTCAACACAGCAGCTTGACATAGACTGGAGTGACTTTGAGAATCACACATTCTTTAACTCAGCAGTCTCAAAGGTAAATGTCGCATTTGATAGAATAATCAATGACTTTCCCTTCGATGGAACGAGAAGGAATATTGAGGCGTACACAGACTCTCTAACGGGATATGAGAAGTACATTCTAGACATATTCCCTAGGAATGTAGGATATCTAAATTTTTTGGGAAGTAGCACAGCAGGTCTCGACCAGGGAATCTTTATAAAGGTCAGAGATCAGGCAGGAAGTCTATTTCCACAGTTTTCAAGTCTCAATACCGGAGAGAACGTCTTAGATCCAAGCACAGGGTCGTTCTCAATTGAGATGCAGCTTCTTTGTGCAGCAGCCACAAATAATGAGCAGGTCATATGTCAGCGTCTAGTGTCAGATAGCTATGGATTTGGATTACTCCTGTCTGGATCATCTTCAACAACAGAGGCACGAATTCTTTTCTCTGTAATGTCTGGATCAAGCACCCAAATAGCATCTGGAACAATTGACAAAGGATCATTTCAACACGTATGTGCTGTGTGTGATAGAGTAGAGGGTGTTAATAAGGCTAGGTTGTATGTAAATGAAAAATTTATGGATGAGTCAGATGGTCAA